TGTAAAAGTATCTCCACTATCTCCTAGTGTAACAGTTGTCCCTGATCTTGGACTTATCTTATTTACTTTTACTTCACTCATCTAAATCCCATTGTTTAGTTGTTTCATTCCAACTATAACTGCCACTTTCTGGTCTTGGCACAGGTGGATCCCACATACAAGTTGTTTCATTTAATGTCCAACTATCAAAAGGTTTTGGTTCAATAAATGCATCTCTAGCTTGATCATATGTAAAACCAATTCCTGCATAATTTTTTCTAAAAGGTGTTCCACCTAATTTATGTTCTCCACCAAAAGTGTTGTAAGAAGTTTGTTTCCAAACATCTCTAGATTTATATAAATCTTGTAAAAATTCTACTCCAGCTTGTTCAGTTGTAGCAACATCGTTTGATACTGTTTCAACTTTTTCAACAATATTACCTACACCTAATTTTGCAAAATGTGCCATTACGCTGTATAACTCCCTGATCCATTAAATACTAATACTTTATCTGCACCAACTGTAGAAACACTTGGACTTCCAGTTGTTGTTCCTGAATAATCTGCAGTTGCAATTCTTAAAATAACTACACCATCACCACCTGCACCAGAACTTCCACTAGTGTGTGTTCCACCGCCACCACCGCCTGTGTTAGCAGTTCCTGAAGTTCCTCCGCTTGGAGAACCTGCGCCTCCTCCACCAGCACCACCTGAGCCTCCACCATAAGATCCATTTTCATTGGTGCCTGCTCCACCGCCACCTCTTGCGACTGATGAACCTGTGATTGTTGATGATACTCCAGCACCACCATCACCACCTTGTTGTTGATTACCTGTAATACTTTCACCGACTGCACCAGCTCCACCACCGCCGCCTCCAGCAGCAGCCGAAGCTGCAAAACCTGTTCCTCCATTGTAGCCTTGATTTGCTGTTCCATTTCCAACAGCACCTCCGCCACCTCCAGACATACCTCCGCCTGATCCACCGTTTCTACCACCGTTTTGACCAGAGGAATCTCCACCACCTCCGCCACCACCATCGGATGTAATAGTTGTTATACCTGTTCCAGAAATAGAAGAAGGATTTCCATTGTTTCCTTCTCCATTAGAAGATACGGCAGAAGCACCACTACCAACTGTGATTGTGTATTGTTCTCCTGGAGTTAATTCTAAAGCTGTTTCAGCTGAACCTCCGCCACCGGATGCTTCTGAATTAAAAGAATTTCTATATCCTCCGGCACCGCCACCACCAGATTTTGCACGGCCACCTGATCCTCCACCAGCTATAACTAAAAAATGTACTGTCTTACTTGGTGAAGTTTTAAATTCTACATCATCATCAGAAGTTGGAATCCAACCTTTTGTTGAGCCTGAATAAACTATTCTAATACCTTGACCATCTGTTATGTAAACTGGTTTTTTAACAGTTGAATCATTACCTTGAAATTTATTTGAACCTTGATCTATTGTAAAATTGTGTGTTGAAAATGATCTTGCAAAATCAACAAATTCTATGACATCTCCAAAACTTGGAGATCCAGGTAAATCAGCTTCGAAAGCACCACCTGAAGTATTTATAAAATAACCTTCTCCTGATACAGCTGTAAAAGTTGAAGTTTTAACAGATGACTGCCAAGAAGTTCCTGTTTCTATTGTAGTAGATCCACCTAAAGCTACAGATGCACCATTAATAGTAATTGCACCTGAACCAGTTAATCTAGCATTAGCAACTGTCCCTGTTAATTGAGTAGCAGCAATAGATTTGTTTGTTAAAGTTTGTGTTCCTGTAGTTGTAACAACAGTTGAAGGTAATGTAGTTGTAGCATTTGATGCATCTAAAGTAGCTCCTGAAGGAACTGTAATAGTATCACCACTTTCTCCAACTTGAATGCCTGTGCCTGACTGAGGAACTATTTTATCTACTTCTAATTTACTCATTATATAACTACCAAATTACCTGTTACTGTTACCGTACCAGTCACGGTTACGGGACCTGCTAAAACTCCTGAATCTATTGTTTGTGAATCAGATATTGTTGAAGCATGCGTGTTAATGTAAGTCGTGGCTGTCATACCTGCAGACGGAGCACGTTTAGCAGGATAAGTACAAAATACAGTTTTAGTTCCAGCACTAAAATCAACTTTGTTATCTGAGTTTGAAGAGGAGATAACGGTATCTCTTGAAAGTGTATCAGTACCTGCATCAGTTACTGTTCCAATACCGACTTCAAATTCAGCAGTTCCATCGAGTGCTATTGCATAAAACGTACTATTAGTATCACCGATACCTGCAACAAAAGTTTCGAAACCTACTTCAGTTCCTGTTAAACTAAATGTTCCTGTACCTGTAGTTGTACTAGTCTGTTTTACTCTGTCGTTTACTACAAAAGCCATTTATTTAATCCTTAATATTAAGCGTCACCTAGTCTAATAATAGCACTTGATGCATCAGCAGTAGGAAACTGAATAATAAAGTCTCCATTTGTTGCTGTTTTATTGCCACCAAAGTCTAATACCAAAACTAATTCGTTTCCGCCTCCAGTTGATTTATATATAGCAGCTCCTGCAGCAGTTAATGTAACAGAAGGAAAAGTTAAATCTTGAAAATCAACAAATGCAGTTGTTGTTCCTGCAATTCCGTTGTTTGTTAGATTATTTCCACCTGCTGTGTAAGAAGTTCCTGTAGAACTTACTTCACCATTTCCTGTTCCTGCTAAGTACACCGTTGAAGCTGCACTATAAGAACCGATACTAGTATATAAAGCACACTTGAAAGTATTTCCTCCATTACCAGAAGTGTCAAAATTAAAAGTTCCTTTTAACAAACCTGACTTAAAAGAATTAGGTACTATATTTGCCATACGTTATATCTCCTTGTTTATGGTGATGGTGATTGTATAGGAGTTCGAATAGTACCATCTTGCCATTCGTCTCGGCGTCTTCTACCTTGTTGTTCGATAGAGTACGTTGCTAAAGCTCTCTTATAAGATGCTTCATAGTATTGTAACATATCTGCTGGGCCTTTCAAGTATCCATACGCCTCTGCAAGAGTAGCATATAGTAATAGGTCCTGATATTTATTTGATAAATATGTCGTTGTTGAATCTGATGTAGTTATCGTAGATGGCTGTTTGATGTAGGCTAGTGTTATTTCAAATGCTGCGTTTGGAGTTGGAGCGACCACCCAAAAATTAGCATCCCAGTTAGCATAATATTTAGGAATACCCTGACCTGTACTAGGAGTATTATAAAATTCAGCCATATAAGAAGTATCTTTTTTTTCTAAAAATACCTGTTTATTATTCGAGTCTTTTAATTGAACATATCTAATTATCCTTAAATCAGATGGTATAGTTACATATCTATTTCCAACTGATAGTGTAGATGTAGCATAAAATCTATTATCATCAGAATCTGATTCTCTATATATTCTATTCTCTGCATTTTTAGCCATAGTAGTTAATATTGCATCAGTTAAAACTGTGCTATCAACCTCTGTATAATCTCTAACATCTGTTTTTAAATTTAAAAAAGTATAAGCCATTATTTACGTATCTCCCTACAATCATTACAACTTTTTCTATAGTAATTGTGTTTATCACAAGGCCAATCTTTGATTGGAGTTTCTGATTCTGGAACAACAGTATAATATTCTATGTGTTCGTCGATTACTTTTTTTGGCGTAAACAAATTTTTAATTTTATTTATAATATATTTTATCATGATGTTAATGTTACGGGTCCTGCTGTAACCGTATTTCCTCCTGCATCTTCTGTTACTGTCCAACCTCCAGGTGCTGCAGATGCTACAGCAAAACTATAATTATCTGTATCTACAACATTTATACTAAATCCATTTGAATTTTCAAACACTGAAAAATCAAAACCGCCGCCAGATCCTTGAACGTTTCTAAATCTAACAACATCGTTACTTGATCTGCCATGATTTGGTTCTGATACAAATACAGTAGCAATACCTTGATTAAATCTAAATGGATTTGCTGGTAATAGTCTTGCAACAGCTGGCTCTGTTCTTGGTGGTCTAACATTACGTAGTGATATTGCATCACCATTCATAGGTTTTGGTTCTAATTGTGGTTGCTTTGGTTCAAATTCTGATACATGTACAAATGATCCATTCCATTCTCTAACCATTTCTTTATATGGAAACTCCATACC